CCGCTGGCGAAGGCGCAGAAGCTGACGGATCTGCAATCCGTGATGCGCGGCATGGAGCTGATGCTTCAGGTGTCGCAGTTCGCGCCGGTCACGGACTATCTGGATGCTGACGGGCTGGTTCGCTATATCGCCGAGACGACGGGCATCCCGGCCACGGTTCTGCGCAGTGACGAGCAGGTTGCGGATCTGCGTCGGCAGGCGGCGGAAGCGCAGGCCCAGCAGGCTCAGATGCAGCAAGCGATGCAGTTGGCAGAGGCTGGCGGGCAGATTGCTCCCCTTGTGAAGGCGGTTAGATGAACGAGATCGAGGCTCTCCGGCTGGCGTATCGTCGCACGTTCAACACGGAAGATGGCGAGCGCGTCTTGAAGGATCTGCGGAAGCGGCTGCGCTTCGAGCAGACAACCCACGTTCCCGGCGATCCAAATGAATCTGCGTTCCTCGAAGGGCAGCGTTATGCGTTCCTTCTCATCGCCGGGATGCTCTCCGAGGAGCGCGAACAGGTTAGGAAATCCTGATGAGCGACGAGACAACCCCGGTAGAGACGGGATCTCAGGAAGCTGCGGCACCTGTAGGTTTCATCGACAGTCTGCCAGAAGATCTGCGTGGCGAGCCATCGCTGCGTAATTTCACGGATGCTGCCTCGCTGGCGAAGAGCTATGTGCATGCGCAGCGGATGATCGGCGCGGAGAAGATCCCGCTTCCCGGCAAGCATGCGACGGACGACGAATGGCGTGCGGTCTATCAGAAGCTCGGCGCGCCGCCGTCGCCGGATCAATACGACATCAAGGCCGAAGCGTTGCAGAAAGAACACATCGAGGCTCTGCGCAAGCGGGCGTTCGATGCTGGTATGAGCAACAAGCAGGCGCAGGCGATGGTCGCGCTCTATGACGAGATGTCGCGTCAGGGGCAGACTGCGTTCAGCGAGGCGTCCGAGCGTGCGCGGTTTGAGGCAGAGCAGGCGCTGCGTGCCGAGTTCGGCATGGCGTTTGAGCAGAAGCTGGATCGGGCGCAGAGGGCTGCGACGGTCCTGCTCGGTGGCGTGGACATCTTCGACGAGATCAAGCTGGCTGACGGGCGCATGCTCGGCGATCATCCTGAGATCGTGAAGATGTTTGCGAAGCTGGCGGATCAGATCGGCGAGGATCAGATCGAGGGTGCCACGACCGAGACGATAATGACCCCGGCAGAGGCGACGGCGAAGATCAACGAGCTGACCGCTCGCAACTCGCCTTACTGGGACAAGTTCCATCCAGAGCATGCGAAGATTGTTGATGAAGTCCAGCGGCTTTGGGGGTATAAGACACCAATGGCGGGATAAGCGAATGTGCCCCTGCGATTGGCAAACCTGTCTGTCAGGTGGAGTAGCGGCCCTAAGCCGCAGCCACGGCCCGACACCGGATAACCTAGGCGAGTAACCCTGAAACTCTGTAGGAGACTGAAATGTCAACGCAAATCACTACCGCGTTTGTCAATCAGTACTCGGCCAACGTGCAGATGCTTTCTCAGCAGATGGGTTCTCTGCTGCGCAATGCCGTTGATGTCGAGACTGTGAATGGCGAGAAAGCGTTCTTCGATCAAGTTGGGTCGGCTGCTGCCGTCCTGCGCACGTCGCGTCATGCGGATACTCCGCTTATCGACACGCCGCACTCGCGCCGGATGGTCACGCTGTCGGACTACGAGTATGCGGACCTGATCGACGATCAGGACAAAGTTCGCATGCTGATCGATCCGACCTCGACCTACGCCCGTGCGGCTGCCGCTGCGATGGGCCGGGCGATGGACGATGTCATCATCTCGGCGGCCCTTGGTTCGGCCAAGACCGGCAAGGATGGCTCGACCACGACCCCGTTCGCGACCTCGACCAACCAGATTGCCGTTGCTGCAACTGGTCTGACGCTCGCGAAGCTGATCGAGGCCAAGGAGATCCTTGACTCGCAGGACGTTGACCCGTCGATTCCCCGTTACATCGCATGCTCGCCCAAGCAGGTTTCTGACCTTCTCGGCGACACCGACGTGACCTCGGCGGACTTCAACACGGTGCGCGCTCTCGTGAAGGGCGAGCTGGATACCTACGTCGGCTTCAAGTTCATTATGACGAACCGCCTGCCCGTTGACGGCAGCAACGACCGTCGTGTGATTGCTTGGGCGATGGATGGCCTCAAGCTCGCTGTCGGCAAGGAGCCGGTTGCGCGCATCGACGAGCGTGCGGACAAGTCGTATGCCACGCAAGTTTACTACTGCATGAGCATCGGCGCGACCCGCATGGAAGAAGCCAAAGTCGTTGAAATCCTCTGCAATGAGTAAGGAGTAGAGATATGGGAACGAAGAACAGCACCCTAGTCTCGAACTTCGAGGCTTCCCCGCAGGAGATGAACTCGGCGCATCAGCTCCACGGTGTCGTGCGTATCGCGCAAGGCACCATCGCGCTGGCGACCGGCGATCTGGACGCATCCGACATCGTGATGCTCGCCCCGATCCCGACCAATGCGTCGATCACCTCGATCCGGCTCGCGTCCGACGACCTCGACAGCGCAACCACGCTGACGTGGCACGTTGGCCTCCACACCACGGCTGGTGTGGCGGTTGATGCGGACTGCTACGCGACCTCGATCACGCTCGGACAGGCGGCGACCGCCTTTACCGAGTATGCGTTCGAGCAGCGCGACATCAACAAGACCGGCCAGCGCGTCTGGCAGGATGGTGGTGTCACGGCAGATCCGAAGGGCCTGTACTACCTCTCGATGACCGTCGCCACGGCTCCGACCGCGGTTGCGGGCGATATCGCCTTCATCGTCGAGTACGTCGTGAACTGATAAGGTGGGGGCGGGGAAACCCGCCCCTATCCTCTCTCGGAGGCGATCATGGCACGCAGCAATGTGAACATCGTCAACAGCGCGCTGAACATCATCGGTGCCTCCAACATCGTCAGCCTCGATGAGAACTCGAAGGCTGGCCGCGTGATGAACCAGATGTTCGAGGGCGTGCGGGATGCGGTGTTTCGCAACCACCCGTGGAAATGCCTGATCCGGCGTGCGGAGCTGGCGCAGGAAACGTCGGCCCCTGCCTATGGCTACAGCTACCAGTACCCGCTGCCGGTTGACCCCTACTGCCTGCGCGTGCTTGAGTTCGACAACGGCTCGCTGTCCTATCCTTGGGACAACATGATCGGCGATGGCGGTCTGCCTGCGTTTGTCATCGAGGGGCGCAAGCTGGTCACGAACAGCGCGACGGCGAAAATCAAGTATGTGGCCCGGATCACCGACCCCAACGAGTATGATGCGGGGCTGATTGACGTATTGTCCGCGCGGCTTGCGGCGGAAGCTGCCTATGCGATCACCGGCTCGACGACGGTCGTGCAGATCGCGGCATCGCTCTATGAGCAGAAGCTGAAGGAGGCTCGCTTCCTCGATGCAACGGAGGGTGCCACCGTTCGGCTGGAGGCGAGCGATTTCATTGAGTCGAGGTTCTGATGGCGCGCGCCGCACCCGCCCTATCCTCGTTCACCGCTGGTGAGATCTCGCCCCGGCTGGAAGGCCGGGTTAACCTTGAGAAATACCGCGAGGGGCTGTCGGATCTGACCAACATGGTCGTTCACCCGCATGGCGGCGTGACGCGCCGTCCGGGGACTGAGTTTCTCGGCGAGGTGAAGAACAGCGCCAACTACACGCGGCTCATCCCGTTCCAGTTCAAGACCAGCGACACCTACATTCTGGAGTTCGGCGACCAGTACATGCGGGTGTATCGCAACGGCTTGCAGGTTCTGACCGGCTCGCCGAAGACGATCACCGCGATCACGCAGGCCAGCCCCGGCGTGTTGACCTCGAACAGCCACGGCTTCAGCAACGGCGACGAGATCTACATCGACAGTGTCGGCGGCATGGTCGAGCTGAACAATCGCAACTTCAAGGTGGCTAACGTTTCCGCCAACACGTTCGAGCTGGAGGATCTGTTCGGCAATGCCATCGACACGACCAATTTCACGGCGTTCACGAGCGGCGGCGATGCCGATAAGATCTACCAGATCTCGACGCCCTACACGCCAGCGAACCTGCCGACAGTCAACTACGCCCAAAGCGCGGACGTGATGTATCTGGTGCATCCCAGCTACGAGATCCGCACGCTCTCGCGCACCGACCACAACGCATGGACGCTGGCGACGGCCTCGATCACGGGATCGCCGACACCTAGCTTGAGCAGCTCGAACAACTATCCCAGCGTGGTGACGTTCTTCGAGCAGCGGCTAGTGTTCGCGGCCAGCAACAACAACCCGCAGACGATCTGGTTCTCGAAGAGCGCGGACTATCTGAACTTCACTGTTGGCACCAGCGCGGACGACGCGCTGATCTACACGATTGCCGCGAGCCAAGTGAACGCGATCCGCTTTCTCTCGGCGACACGCATCCTGATGATCGGCACCAGCGGCGGCGAGTATGTGCTGACCACGACGAATGACGGCCCGATTACGCCCACGACGACGCAGATCCGCAAATATTCGAACTACGGCACGGCCAACGTGCAACCAGTTCAAGTTGCGGATGTGACTCTGTTCTTGCAGCGCGGCAACCGCAAGGTGCGGGAGTTCCGTTACGTCGGCGAGGTTGACACGGCTGGCTATCAGGCTCCGGACATGACGATCTTGGCCGAGCATATTACAGAGGGCGGCATCACGCAGTTCGCGTATCAACAGGAGCCTGATTCTGTCATCTGGGCTGTTCGCGGCGACGGCACGCTTCTAGGCATGACGTATCGCCGGGACGAGCAGGTCGTCGCGTGGCACAAGCACATCATCGGCGGGGAGTATGACGGCGGGCAGGCCGTCGTCGAGAGCATCGCCACGCTGCCCAATGAGACGACCGAAGACGAGCTGTACATGGTGGTGAAGCGCACCATCGACGGGGCGACGAAGCGGTATGTCGAGAAGCTCAATGTGTTCGAGTTCGGCGACCAGACGACCGACGCTTACTTTGTGGACAGCGGGCTGGAGTACAGCGGCTCGGCGGTGACATCTCTCAGCGGCCTGTGGCATCTGCCGGGCGAGGAGATCTCGGTGCTTGCGAATGGAGCTAGCCATCCTGATCGGACAGTTGCGGATGGTGAGATCAGCCTTGCGTTCTCGGCGACGAGTGCGGCGGTTGGCTACGGATACACGAGCGAGATGCAGACGCTCAGGCTAGAGGCGGGATCGGTCGATGGGACATCGCAAGGCAAGCCGAAGAGGATACATGCGATCACGCTACGACTCTATCGCACTGTGGGCTTGGAGGTTGGACCTGCGGCGGCAGATGTGGATCGCATCTATTTCCGCGACAGCTCAATGTCTATGGATAAGGCTGTGCCGCTATTCACGGGCGATAAGACGGTGGAGTTTCCGGGGGGCTTTGAGAACGACGACCGCATCTATGTTCGCCAGACTCAACCGCTTCCGCTGACTGTCCTCGCGCTGTATCCGCGCCTCAACACGTTCGATCTCTGATGCTGGTCTACGCCAAAGAAACGCTCGCTGACACGGCTCCCGAGGCGGGGCCGCTTCTGCATGCGCACTGGGAAGAGATCGCGCTCAACAAGGATTTCATCAAGCTGAACCCCGACTGGAACAGGTATGAGGAGCTTGAGCGGCTGGGCGTGTTGCAGGTGTTCACGGCGCGCCACGAGGGCAGACTGGTCGGCTATTTCGTGATGCTGGTCGTGCCGCATCTGCACTACATGGATCATCTCTTCGCGCACAACGACATCATCTACATCGACCCGGATCACCGCAAAGGGTTCGCCGCGATGAAGCTGATCAAGTTCGCCGAGGAAGAGCTGAAGAAGATGGGCGTCTCGGTGATGATGGTGAACATCAAGCGGCACAAACCCTTTGATGCGTTGCTCGCCCGGATGGGTTACAATCACGTCGAGAACATCTACGCCAAGCGGTTGAGGGCTGAGTAAATGGGCGTGACAGCATCAATCGTCAGCGTCGGCTCTCAGATAGTCGGCGGCATCCAGCAAAAGAGCGCGGCCGACAATGCTGCGGCCGCCGCCCAGCGCGTTGGCGAGTTCAACGCGGGCCTGATCGAGCGCGACATCGGTCTGCTTGAGCGCCAGCGCCAGATCATCAACTCGAACCTCGTCATCCAGGAGAAGCTGAAGCGCAAGGACTTCCGCGGCGTTCAGGGCGAGGTTGTCGCGGGGTTTGGCTATGCCGGCATCGACATCGCGCAGGGCACGCCCATCCAAGTGCTGCGTGAGAATGCCCGTCAGTTCGAGTACGAGATCGCGGTGGACAAGTTCAACAACGCGATCGTGAACCAGCAGATCACCGACGCGCAGGAAGAGGCCCGCCTAAACGCTGAACTGTCTCGCATGGAGGCCGGCGCGACGGCGGCATCCCTGCGGGCGCAGGGCACGCGCAGCCTTATCGGGGCGATCGGGTCTGCGGCTCAGTTCGGCTATCAGAGCGGGATGTTTATCAGATGAGAATCCCTCTTTACCGCACGCAGGCAGCTCCGACCGGCGAGGCTCCGGGCCGCTCGATCCGCGCTCGCATGAGCATGGAGCCTTTCGTCAACGAGGCCATGAGCCGCGGCGCGGTGGTCGGCGAGGCGATCGCGCAGGTCGGCAAGTATGCCGCGATGCGTTACGAGGCTGCCGTCGAGGCTCAGCTCTCCGAGAAGCTGCTGGGGGCCGAGGAGGCCCTGCGCAACAAGGCTCGCGAGATGGAGCAGAGCAGCAATCCCTACAGCGTCTTCGACACCGACAACCGCTGGGAGCGCGAGACGGCGGCGGTCAAGGCGCAGTTGGCGGGCGATCTGAAGGACCGCCGCGCGCTGCAAAAATTCAACGACAGCTTCGGGCAGATGGAGCTGGGCATGCGGTTCAGCCTGCGCGGCCGCATCGACCAGCGCATTCAGTCGGCAGAGGCCGCCGCGCTGGCCGCCCGGCAGGCTGCCTATGTGGCGCAGGAAAGCGATCCCGACACCGATGCCGCCGGGTCTGATTTCATGCGGACGACGATCCAGAATGCCGCGGCGACCGGCGTTGCGGCTGGCAGGTTCAACGGCGCGGCTGTAGCCCAGAGCTTCACGGCGATGGATCTCGACATCGCGAAGAACATCGTGCCGGCATATGTCGGCGGCGACTCCGGCCGCGCGTTCGCCCTGCTCAACGTGCTTGATGCTCAGGATGCTTTCCAGCGCGGCGACATCAACGAGGACCAGTTCTTCGAGGCGATGGCGGCCAATGGTCTAACGGATGGCCCAGGCCAGAAAACCCTGTCGCGTCTGCTTCGCGTGCCCGACGACCAAGCTCTTAACCTCGTGCAAGGCGCGCTGAAGGATGCGCTCTATTTCGAGGATGCCCGTCGCAAGGAGGCCGAGCGGTTCGAGACGCGGCAGAAGGACAACGTGACCGCGGCCTACAACCGCTTCTTCGGATTCCGGCCAGATACCAACTATCCGCTCGACGAGGTGT